TGTATCAACCGTTCTTTGAACGAGGTTTACCGTAGTCTTAAAGTTGGCAAAGTTATCAACGACGGATGCTGGTTCACACCTTGTGCCAACCCGCAATCTTATCTTCAAACAACTGACGTTGAAAATCCGTCGTGTCCATCCAATTTCTGCGATGTTATATACAACATCGTAAAAGATAGAGATGTGAAAATCGACAACATTAAAAACGATGTCAATTGTGTATTTAAACCCGAGCCAAAACCAACTCCCACTCCTACGCCACCTAAACCAACTCCTATTCCACCAGTTATTCCCACTCCTACGCCACCTAAACCAACTCCTATTCCACCAGTTATTCCCACCCCTAGTCCACCTAAACCAACTCCTGGTCCGACGCCAGTTATACCACCTCCTCCAGTACCTGGCCCTCCGAGTCCTCCTTCTCAATTTCAGTTTGATTTAAAGAAAAACTATTTGGTTATAGCACTTCTTGTAATTATTGTTTTATTACCGATTTTTAAGGGTTCAAGAAACTTTGTTTTTGGAAATATATTTTTGGGATTAATATTTGTGACTCTTTTAGGCATAAATACTTATAGTCTTCAAGAACTATTGAATAATAAGTATCCATAAAAATGGTATTAATTTTAACCTCAACCCTTTATAGGTAAAAGGTGTTAATTTCGGAGAAATTTGAAAATATAAATAATAAATGGACAATTTAAACTTGAACAAAGAGTTTGATCGCCTCTTAACTTTCAAATTTTGGTCTGATAAATTAGATCCTCGAACATTAGCAAAGTTTGGATTTTATTATACCGGTATACAGGACATTGTAAAATGCCAGTTTTGTAAAGTAGAGATTGGAAATTGGGATGTTGGAAGCATAGTTTATAAAGAACATAAAAAATGGAGTACAAAATGTCCTTTTTTGTGTATGTCTAAGACCCTCAATAGCCTACAAGACCAAACTATGAACAATTTAACCACTCAAGTGGTAAGTTTACCTGTAAACTATAAGTTTGCCTGTTACAACAAAAGATTAGAATCTTTTGTTGGATGGCCTAACAAATACCAAGACCCAGTTTTATTGAGTATGGCTGGATTCTACTATTTAGGTGAAGGAGACCTGGTAAAGTGTTTTTCGTGCGGCGGTGGTTTAAAAGATTGGGAAAAAGATGATATTCCACTACTTCAACATGCTTTACATTACAAAGATTGTACTTTTATAAAAAATATTAAATCAATGCTATAATTTTTTTAACCCTTAATTTTTTAACCTACTTAAGGTTAAAAAATATAAAACAATTTCAACTTGAGTGTAAGCTCACATCGTGAAAATAAAATTGAAATATAGCAACAAAATTTAACTTAAAATAAAGATGGATAATAATACTACAGTACAAATTTACTATGGTCCAAGAGACAATACATTTAAAGATTTTCTGATCAAAATCTTTAAATACACTGGTGCAAACGAAGCTTATTTAAACAAATATATTAATGACCAAACTTTGCCGTTCTATTCTATGGCGTTTACGTCTTCAACTGCCGATGAACAAAATAACTATGAACCATTTGAACAAATGGGTGATTCAACTATCGGAAAATTTATTGTTTGGAGTTCTTACGACAAATTTCCCCAACTTAGAGGCAAATCAGAAGCTGTTGAGATTGTCGCCAGAATGAAAATTAATCTGGGGTCTAAAGATAATCTTTCCCAAATTGCCGAAGATTTAGGAATGTGGCCTTATATTTCCGCATCCGAAGAATTAAGACACCGGACCAAAAAAAAATTATTAGAAGACGTATTCGAAGCTTTGATTGGCGTTATTGAATTTATAATTCTAGACTATTCAGACCCCAACAGAAGTCAACCCGGACTCGCATATCAACTAACATACGCACTTCTTTCAGTCTTGTTCGAGAAGTACACATTACAAATTGATTATAACATTCTTGTTGATTCTAAAAACAGATTAAAAGGCGTATTCGACCAATATAAAGACCAGTTAGGATCCGAAGGAATATACAAAACCGAAAGAGTCTTAAGGAACGATAAAAATATTTTTATATCTAAGGTATACGATATTCATAACAATTTTCTTGGAGAAGGTGCAGCTGCTCTTAAAAAAGACGCTGAAAAGAAAGCTTCAGAAATGGCTATTTTAACTTTGGAAAGAAAAGGGTTTAAAAAAATAATTCCAACATTGTATGCAACTTACTAAATTTTATTTTTAATCCTTTCAAAGTGATCAATCAGAAGGAAGTTTAACCAGGACGTGCGTGGTTAACAAATTACTCTTCTCAGTGTTTTTAAGATTTTTGACTATTGTAGTAGAACAAGGCAAAAAATCAAGTAATAAATGAAACAACTGAAAACTTTTAAAAGTGGTACTATTTACTCTGTAGCAGTCGGACTTATTATTTTTGGACTATGTTTAAGATTTGGAGGGGAAAAATTTTTGATTGATCTATACTTTAAAAAATATAATGATTCGCCCAATTCAAATCTCCTTAATCTAGTTAAATATGGAGGAGTCAGTTTATATATTGGTGGGTGGCTAATTTTAGCTATTTGTTTAAGTCTTAAACATAAGGGTAATAAACTCCTTAAACATTCTATTTTTTCTGTAATTATAATTAGTGTTGTTTGGACTGTGTTTGAATTTAAAGAAGAAAGTTTTGTTACTCAGCCCAAATTGCCATTGATTAGTATTTCGGTATTATTGTCTTCTTTAGTGGCTCTCATATCCTTGAAATATGAGATAAAAGATATTTTATTGATTATATTTGCATCTGTTCTTATAATTTTTGCAGAATATTTTGTACTCCCATTTCAACGTAATAATGGAATACATGATGGTTTAGGTTTACCATTTCTCATATTGGGATGGTTTATTTTGTATTATGTTTTTGACGGAGATTCAAAAGTCGATAATACCATTCTTCAAGATACCTCGCCTCTTTGGAACGAACCGTCAATCCCGTTAGTTAATCAACCAATGCGAAATTAATTATTTTTTTTATTTTATGCGGATAGACAACTAGGTCATTTTACCAATGCGTTTATTTAACGTACATAAAGTACAATAATAAATGGAGGAATCAATACTAAAAATGCATGATAAAACAACACTTAAAAATTTAGCGTTGGATAAAGGTTTAACAAGAAGAGGTTTTAATGGCCGCAATGCGTCAAAAATGCGTAAACAAGACTTTATTGATTTTATTTTGAAAGATCAGATCCTACCATCTGATTCATCGGAGTTGCTGGAAGACGATATGATTAATATTTTCCAAGAATTAATTATGGACGATTCTTTTCAACCCATCATTCACATAATGGGAGCATTAAGTGGGTTCGTTGATGGAAGTGGTATTCATGTTTTCAGTAGAAGCACAAGTACTAACGGCCAAATTAAAAAAGATCCAGAACGAATACCCAACGAAGAAGATGAAAGTGTACCAACTCTTATCGTGCAAGAGTTGGTACAAAAATGTACCTCCGAATGCAATTGCGAAGTATGCAGAAAGAATATTGATATAACAGAAAAAAATTTAAAGGTGAAAGAAAGTTTACATAATCTTGAAACTAAAATTACATGTGTTGTTTGTTTGTGTAATGCGAGAAACGTTATTTTTGGTCCATGTAATCATTTGGCTTCTTGTATTTCTTGTTCAAAAAATCCTTTATTAAAAAAATGCCCACTTTGTCGTAAACCATTTGATAGCACAATTAGAGTCTTTTGTTAAAATGGTTAAACTCTTGTATTTTTATGAAAGTAACTTTTAGGCTTTTGAAGAGCCTAAAAGTTAGTAATTTTTTTTTAAATTATTAGGTTATTCATTGTGGTGTTGATGTTCTTACATCTCGCATAGAGGATCTGGGTCTAAATTTTAAACTAACCGATTGTACTGTATCTGGATAAAGTAGTTGTGGTATCGGAATATTTAAATTGATCAAATCAATTGATTTTAAAGCGACCAATTCTGATGTGTAAGAATTTAACATTTTATACATGCGTTGTTTCGTCGTATTTTTGATAATACCGTTTCAATTTTCTGTGTTATCAATATTACATATTTTTTAAGCTTTCCTTTACCTTCATTAATTCTTTATCATCATATGATTCTTCT